AAAGCTGCTGGTCCTGACATTACTGCCCAACCAAAATAGTCTGCTGTAAGGTCAATTACTGTAGCACCCATTAAAGCACCTGTTTCTGCTGCTGGTGCAACGATAAGGTCATTAGAAGGGTCAGCTAATAGTGTTAACTGTGAGTTAGTTGTAAGAGCAGTTGCTAAAGCGTCATAGCAAGTAATAACAATAGAAGGGTCTGCTGAGTGATCATGTGCTGGATTAGATTTAACTCTAAGCATTTGTCCTTCACCTGCTACGTCATTAACCCAAAGATAACCATTTGCATATTGATTAAGAGTTATATCAGTCCCACCTGTTTCTACAGATATTGCAGTTTCACCTGCTGCTACAGCTGCTGTTGCAGACATATTAGCGTGGTCAGAAACTACTGCTGGCTGTTGTAAAAGTTTACCTGCTGTTACCGCAGTTCCACCTATTCCAACATAACGATAAGTATTATTACCATAAATTAATTTAGAACCTAATGGGAATAACTGTGTTGCGCTCTCTGCATAAGGGTTAGCTGTAGCGTATTGACTACCGCCTTTACCTACAATTAGATCAGCTGGTCCAAAACCTGATGCTGCAACATATTGAATATGTCCACCATCATCAGTAAAGATATTACCATCAGCGTTTATTACTAAACCATCAGTAACTGCACCAGTTGAAGAATTGATATCAATGGTTTTAAAACCATTCTCGGACCTGACTGGTCCATTAAAAGTTGAATTTGCCATAATTAAGTCTCCTTAATAAATCTATTGTCTTGGCTTGTCTGCTAGGGCAGTCAATAGATTAAAAAATTATCCCTAGAAAGGGTAGGGGAGTATATATCATTTCAACTCCCCTAAAGTTACTAGCTTGATCCCGAAGAACCAAAAGCACCTAGTGGATCGGATACTCCAAAGGAATACCTTTCTCTCGCTTTGTACCTTACATTGCCAGTGTCAAAGTCACCATCCATGCTTGTTTCTAATGGAGTACGTGCAAAGTGCTTAAAGCCATTTGGTACGTCTGTCATTATAAAGAAAGCGTTAGTATCTGTGAGGAAGTGATTTACAACGTAACCTTCAGGAATGCTACCATTCGCTTTAAGTGCGTTGAGATCATTATCAGAAGATGCTGGTCTTCCATCAGATTCTAGGATACGTGAAGCAGTGAACATTCCAGCTGGAGGAACAATTAACTTACGTGGTTTTGCTGCTATTAACAGTCCACGTTCGTCTGTCCATCCTGCTATTTGTATCACAGCATTCTCTAACGAAGTTTCGTTAAGGTCTGCTTGTGTTGCAAATGTATTGGAGTTTGTTCCACCTGACACCAAAGGGTGTGCAGTTGAAAATAAATCTACTCCATCGCCAGAATTGAAGTTACCACCAGAAAATCCTTGGTTAAGAGGATTTGCGGCTTTAACCTGCTTTGTGTAAGCCATGCTTCTCGCAAGTGCTTTCGTATAACGTGCTGATAGCGAATCATAAAGATTATCTTCCATCGCTTCTTCAGTTATAGAAAAGCCCATTCCGATTGTTTCATGGTTATAACGAGTGCTAAATGACTCTTGTGCAGTATCATAATTGATTGCTGAACCTTCGTCTTTAACTGAAGCTTGACCAAATCCACTTAACTTAACTTCTTCTTCAAACGATCTGTCTGAAGTTTCTGTTTCGTAAACTTGCTCATGCTCATTCTCGTACTTAGCATACTCTAATCCAAACAGGGCGTTTAAACCCGGAAGGAGTTCTTTAAGTAACTGCGCTCTTGAAATTGCCATTTCTTATTCTCCTTTATATGCCAGTTGTGTTACGCATCAGATGACCCGCATTAAATTTAACAACCAAGTCAGTGAACGCATCACCGGCTGTGTTATCAGATTTAGGCGAAATATCTACTATCCTCAAAGGAAGTGTAGCTGTTGTTGCAGCTATAGTAGAGATATCTACTGCATTCTTACTTGTTCCAATAGCTGTAGTGCCAGCAGTTTGAACAACAGAAACATTATTTCCGATTACAGTCTGAGCGGCTGAGCCGTCTGATTGCATTTCGAAAAGAACATCAGGGTCGTCCAACACGTAGGCTGAAATATCAGACGCTACTGTGCTTGCTGGATAAAACTGGGAAAAAGTTTTCTGGCTTGTATTTGGATCGGTATAGGAAACACCAAGGAAAATTCCTATAGGAGTGCAAGCTGTTGTGCCTGTGTCTTTTTCAACACTGCCGGCTGCAACAAGTTTTACAAAGTCCCCATAGAATATAGCGGTGCCATAGTTGGATGCTATGCTGTAATGTCTTACCTTTCCAGAAAAAGAACCATTGGCGGATAATGTGCCGACTGGTCTTGCTCCGTAAGGAGTTGCTGAACTACTCATTTTATATACCTTTTATACATAAATTAAACAAAAAAGATGATAATTATTTACCACCTTTGCCAAAAGTAACCTGTGACTTCCTTTCTTTAAACATAGGCATAGCAGGGTTTTCTTCCCTCATGTAGTTAGCATCTAAAGCAGTCATCTGTTGATCAGCCATATTAGTATAATAATCGGCTCTCTTCTTGATTTCTTCTTCAGGTGCTTTACATAAAAGTAGTCCGCCTACTTCTATACCACCATCGAATTGCGAGTTAGTATCCCTAACCATTTGCAACTCAGGGTGATCCTCTGCTTTGACTGGTACCCATCCTTCTCTGAACTTAGTAGATACATTCATATTGTCAGACTGTCCAGCTGATGCTGTACGTATCCAACGAAAAACATAACCCTGTTCAGGATTAGGATCAGGTAACAAGTTTGGTGGAGTCCAAGGTTTATCACGTTGATCAGATTCTCTCGATTCTAATTCACGTGGGGTGCGCTCTTGATCTTTATTTTGATCTTTTTCTAACTTATCCATTATCTTTGCTCCTTCGCATATTGTGATGCGTATTGCTCTGGTGTAAGTCCAAGTTTCTTGGCGAGAGTTACTTGAGTCTTAGTTAACTGCACTATGCGCTGTTTGGTACTTGCTCTATTGGCAGGTGCCACCACAGTCGAGGGTCGCTGTGAAGATGCAGTATTATCTTCAAAGCGTTCAGGAAATCTATTTTTCATTGCTTCATCTACTCTGCTATAGTAAGTCTCGGAATCCCTTACAGGATCAACACCTTCTCTTACTAACTTAGCATGCATACCATATGCTAAAGCTGTCATATCCTCATCGCCTGCACGTTCAAACCAAGGATTACTCCTTATATATTCAGCAGCAGATGGGTCTATTTGTACCTGCTGTTGTGGTGCTGGTTGTGCATATTGAGGTTGTGAATATTGTTGTTGAGGTGCAGGTTGTGCAGGTGCTTGCATAGTAGGTTGATAGTTCTCTACGTATGACTTATCAGCATAAGCTGCACTTAATTTCTCTTGTGCTTGTAATAGCTTGTCTGTGTCTCCTGACTCATATGCGTTCTTATATTCACTCTTGGCTGAATCTATTTCAGTCGTTGTTTTAGTTTTTAAACTATTTATTAAGGCACCTTCACTTTGAGCAACTGTAGTTTTAAGTCTTTGGTTTTCTTCTTGTAGTTGTCTTGCTACATTTATAGATTCATCCCTAACTTTTTGTGCTGCATCTGCTCTTCTTTTTTCTTCGTGAAAGTCGTACTTGAGTCTATCAATACGTTTTTTAGTTCTTTCACCAATGCCTTCTATCTCTTCATCGACATCGCTATCACTAGCTTGTCTTGGTGGTTTCTGATCTTCCTCTGGACGATCATCAATCACATCTACTTCTATATCAGGGATAGGCACTTGTACCTCCGTACTGGGGGCAAGTTCCAAATCTTCTGTCATAGCTTGTGCTTCTTCCATCATGCTTTTTCTATTCCTCTAGGGTCATCTACAACAGCCTCAACAGTATCATCGTTGATAAGTCTAAATTCTTTGCCATGAATATTCATGCGAGTACCACTATATGATCTCATAATAATGAAATCGCCTTCCTGACAGTATGGACCTGTCGGAAATCTACTTTCATTTTTATAACAATCTGGTCCCATCTTAAGAACAAAACCCACAATGGATGCTGTCTCCTCTCTTTTTCTATATTGATCTGCAATAATAATTCCACCATCTGATTTTTCTTCGTGTTCAGGTAGTGCTATTAATATTTTATATCCTTGAGGTTCGGGAAGTTGGGTAGCTTCTGAAGATTCTTCTTTATCTACTTCTTCCTTTTTTACTGCTTCTACTGTCATAAGTTACCTTATGTTGCGTCAAATATATAAAGAGTCTGACGTTCTCTTACCTTTCACCATGAAAGGTGCGTATTAACTACCTGAAATAACTTTATTATATTTATCAGTTATCTCTCGAAGGGCAATACGTAACCCTTCTATCTTGCCTTTAAGGTGGTAAAGTTCTGTTAGGTCCTTTATTTCTCCATCTATAACGACTTCTGTAATTCTATTTATCTCATCGTTTAAACTCTGTGTCAAGTCTTCTGTAAACTTTATGTCAACTTCCATTAGTCTTTAAGTAAAGTATCTGTTATCTTTCTTCCTATCTCTGCACCTTTAGTTCTTTCTTGTGCAGATACTTTTGATATATCACTACCTATCTTAGCACCAGCCATATTCAACTCAGCTTCTATTTTAATTCTTTCAAGTTCATCTTTCATTCTAGCTTTCTCTAAGTCAGCTGCTATACGTGCTTCATCAGTTTCAACTTTACTTTGTGCTGCTTGTGCTTTGATTGCAAGTTCTTGTTGTTGCATCTGTAGTACAGGGTCTTGTGCTTGTTCTTGTTGTTGTTCCATCTGTGCAGCTTGCATGTTCTTACCAAGTAATTGTTGCGCTGCTGCTGCCACTAGAGTTGATAGTCTTAGTTCTATCTCAGGTGGCAATGGTTCACCGACTGGTGGTAGTTTAGTTCCGATCTCTTCTTCTATCTGTCTTCTATATTCGAAACCTATATGTTCAATGATGTGGTTACTTAGTGCAGCTTGTATTGCATCAGCATTGGGTGCTTGTGCAGCCATCTCTTGTATCTTGGGGTCCTGCAACATAGCCATATGAACTGTAATATGCGAGGCATGGTCTTGATATTCAAATGCTTTAACAGGTTTGCCGTTGAGTATGTCCATATTCTCGGACACAGGGTCTGTTGGTTGTATATCATCTTCAAGAGGTACGATATCTTGTGGGTCACGTATGCCTAATACCTCTAACATCTGTCTATGTAGCTTGGGTAGGTCGTATAACTGCGGTGCAGACTGTGCAAGTTGCAATGCTGCTTGGTATTGCATGATTCTTTGCGCCATAGTTGCTGCATTTGGGTCTGATACTGGAATTACATCCACTCTTTCGTCAAAGTCTACTGCTTTTATAGCAGATTCCCCATCTACCTCGTACTCATAGTCCGCAGGCATGTAATCTTTGATGATATCGGACAGAATTCCTAGTTCTTGGCGCATAGATGCGTGTAATCTAGCTTGAATTGCGCCCATTACCTTCATATTGCGCTCTAATAACGCTAAAGTTGTACCAACTGGAGCCTGATTGTTCATATCAGACACCTTAAGGTCGGTGATAGAGGCAAATCTACGCCCTTCTTCCACTATGTTGCCCAATAATTGGTACAAAGTACCTGATGGTTCCTTATATGGGAGGAAAGTTATGTTATCTCTGATGCTTCCACCCGGAATATCTACATCACGGAACTCTCCGGGATAGATTGGAGTGTCATCACCCTTGATTCTTAGACCTCTTGTCTTCAAACCACCCGGAAGATTGGCTAAAGTACCTGCATCTACCAGTTGTCTTAGTAAAGATGTAGCTGATTTAGCTAATCCACCTACCATGTGTATCAATCCAAAGCCATAAAAGCCTAATCCCGGCATATATTTGTAATGAACAAAGTGTTGTCTTCGTTCTTTCATAGGATCGTTCTCTAAATAGTTACGTCTTATAGATAAAACCTCACCTGATCCTTGATCTATGGTAACTACATAAGGTAATGCTATACCTGTCTTCTTGCCATCACGTTCATCTTCAAAACCTTCAAGGTCTAAATCAACATGCATTTCAAGAATAGTATGTAATCCATCTTTGCTATAAGAATTTAAATCATATTCAAAGTTAGGACTGTCACCTGCTAGTTCTGCATACTTAGCTTTTATTCTATCTGTACCAATACTAGACTGAGGTAACTCTATCTCTCTATAGAATCCTGCGTACTGTAACTTTAATATATCATTTAAAGTCATTCGCATAATGTGTGTAGCACGTGCAGCTGTTCTTAAATCAGAAGCACCATAACTCACTACAAAGTCTTCTGCTGGTATAAACATAGAACATGGTCTTTGCATGTTTATGTCATAGTAAATCTTTTTAAATGCAGAGCCGGCTAGTGGCAAACTAAACAACATGTTTTCTGTTTCATTCCTATACTCTTTCATTCTATCTGTAAGAAGATAGTTCATATAGTCTTGAACTCTTTTACCTTGTTGTTCTTTTTCGTCTGTAACTTTGCCAACGATGTTAGTTCGTACAGGACCTGCTGCTGGGAATATTTCTGTTATGGCTTGTGATTGAAAACGTACAACTGCTTCTGCTAGAAGAGGATGGTATACACCACAGGCTCCCGACCAAGGTTCATTACGTTCTTCTATTTTTAAACCTAGGTTGTCTAAACCTTCTGTGTAAGTTCTTTCCCAATCGGACCTTGAGTCTTTATCTGATTCAAAAGCAGATACAAGTTCGTGTCCTAAGAAAGATAAATCTTTTTCTGTTAAGAACTCAGAGAGATCAGCATCAAAAGGTATTTCCTCATCCATAGATGTAGGATCAAAATCAATTAACATCCCCCCATCTTCAGTTTCTATTGAAACCGCTTCAGGGTTGACAACAGTTATATCAACATTTTCTTCTGCCATTTATATCATTTTAAGCATACTAATAATATTTAGCAACCCTATCCGATACTTCTTCATAGTCGTGATCATCATGTTCAAGTGTTATAAATCCACCTTGTCTAAATCTAAGTAAAGCTTGTGTTGATGAGTCAACCAAGTCATCGTGATCGCCAACAGGAAATGAGGCGAACTGTTCAACAACTTCTTCTGCCCATCTTTTCTTTGGATACCAAACAGTACCCGATGCAAATAAATCTGCTACAGCGTTTACACGTGCAATCTTATCGTTGCCCCTAGAAGGTGTAAACTCTTGTACAGGTATACCTATTGCTCTCAATTCAAATATCAGAGGTGAGCCTGCTGCTTTAGCCTCTACTATGAATGCATCCGGCATCCACAGTTGATGTTCTTCATAGGCTCTACGTTTTAATTCAGGAAACTCTAATCTTTCTTGGAATGCATCTAGTAATATAATCTGCGGTGCAGGATATCCATTCTCACCTTCTTTATAAAATACACCCCATGTTGTACAAGCTGAATAGTCTGATCGTTGTGTTTTTAAGAAAGCGGTATCCCATGATTGAATAATGAATTCACATCTTGGTGGTTCTTTCTCTTCCCACTCTTTCCACCACTCACGTTTTACAATCGCACTTTCCTCTGACACAGGGTTCTGTTGATACTGTGCTTCCCAATGCGATATGGGTAAGGTTGCCTTAATCTTCTCTAGTTCATCTACCTTCCAGTATTCTTCCCATAGACTTCTGCCTGATGGCAATATAGCTGGTAATTCAATTACTTCCCATTCATCACTGTTGTCTCTAGTAGCTGCATCCTTCAGTATTGAGCCACACAAGTCTTTCTTACCCCACCTAGTCATAACTATAATGATTGCACCACCCGGCTGTAGACGCTGTCTAGGACCGCTCAGATACCAGTCATATGTGTTTTCGAAAATTTTTGGATCAGCAGACTGTCCTTGTTGTTCTGAGTGGGGGTCATCAATAATCAACAAGTCCGCACCACGTCCTGTCACCGCACCGCCAACTCCGATTGAAAAATATTCACCGCCACCCGATATGTCAAATCTACCCGCAGCTTTAGAATCGAGATTTAAAGTTACGTCTGGAAATATATCCTGATAGTCCTCGCTATCTATTAAGTTACGGACCATACGACCAAAGCGCAGAGATAGTTCCGCAGTATGAGAAGCCATGATAATCTTCTTATGTGGTTGTCTACCAACTATCCATGCAGGTAGTAACCACGATGTTAACTGTGACTTACCAAACCTTGGTGGCATATTTATCATCAGGCGTTTACATTCGCCATTAGCTACACGTGTGAAAGCATCCGCCATCTTCTTATGATGAGAACCGCACATGAATTCTTGCCATACAGTATCGGCAAAGTCTAAAAAGCTATCTTGAGATCGTTCTCTTATTACAGCTTTCTCTAAACCTACCACAAGGTTGTCTAGTTCTTTTCTTTGAGGTTCATTCAGTAAAGCAAGCTTATCTTCTGTAAGCTGACTCATAACCTTATCAAGTTGTTTCTTTGATATGCCCATATGTATTATTGTAAACCATGTTACAACTCTATATACTTGAGTGCAAGGGTATCTCCAGAGGACTGTCTTACACTCTAAACATCCAGTCCACACCCTAGAGGCTAGTTTGATCACCCTATGAGCAATAAGACTAGCCTCACCTCCATTTTTTTTGCAAAATTTTTCTAGCCATATGAACCTAGAGCGTTTATCTGAACTAGGGGGGTAGGGGTATGTAAATGCTTTGTTAAATAAAACTCATTTTTTACTGTGTAATTATTTGGAACAGTATGTACATGTGTGTGGGCGGAGTCCCGTCTGTGTACAGGGGGGGTGGGGGTGCGGAACTGCGTGCCTAGTCCTACAGGAAAGAGTGTAAACACTCTGGTATAACTACATGCTACAGTTCAGTGGAGTTTAAACAGCTTAGTGTAAGGATTTATCCTTATCCTTTGAATCTTTGCCAAGGAGTTTACTGATGCGTAGCATTATCTCATCTGAGGTTTCCTTATTAGTGTCTGAGACTTCTAGTCTCTCTGTATATAAGTTGGCAACTTTTCCTCTGTAGTGTTCAGCAGTTACTGCTGAGCCTATCTGTCCTGTATCAACGGCTTTATCTCGTAGCTTTGCTAACTGATCGAGGTGTGATTCCCTGTCAATGAGACTTCTTGTCTCTTGCTCTGCCAATATCCTAGAGACTTCGTCTTGTATATCAGCTTTTTTGGACAACCTGTAGCCTTGCTTGTCTGCGCTAGTTCCTGCCTTGTAACCTGCTAACTCGGCACTCTTGCCATTGGAATAGCCTTTAGCCTTATACCTAGCAAATAAGCGTTCTTTAACGCTTAGTGTACCTATAGGATTCTTTGTCTTTTGATCTGTCATAGAGGTATGGTAAACCATACCTTTTCGTAGATCAATACGATTCCTTCGGCAACCCCACATTCACCTAGGAGTTGACGTGCATAATGTCCATGAACTAGAATGGTGGCTGAAATGGTAGGAGGATAGGTTTAAAACCCCCTGAACGTAGTGAAGGGGGTTTAAACCATATCCCCCAACAACAACAACTGGAGAATGATATGGAAGATGTAATAACTCACCGACCGAATGGCAGACTTTGCTCGCCACGAGAGAGGATGGCAGATGCCTACGTAAAGGGCTTGCCCTTCGTCTGTGGCAATGACAGTGTCGAGAATGGATGGCTGTTTGTCGATGGCTACCCTTTGATGATGCCGGCAGATGATGGCAGAGGTTTCACTCTGCTCCGACTGTGGGACAGGACTGATGAAGATCAGTTGTACTTGATAGGGGAAGTGATGGACGAAGTCTACTACCGAGCCGATGAATTTGCTCTGTGTGACTCAGCATATGATGCCTTGCGACTTCGTAAGACGAAGGATGGCATCTACCTCAGTGTAGGTCATGTGTCAGGTGATGAATTCAAGCATCTGCTTGAATGGAAGATTAACCCTATAGTGAACTATAAGTTCACATGGAATGATGCAGGGTTTCACCTTGCTGATTTGAACGGCGGTCTCGTAGAGACTTGCTAATAACCCTTTGTTTAAACTACTCCCTGAACTTAAGTGAAGGGAGTATTTAAACTAAAACAACTGGAGAAATATGATGGAAAATTATACAGATCGTGAAGCTTGGCTCACCGAAGGTGCTGATCAGATGATCGCCACATTCGCTGAAAGCGATGCTCATTGGAATGACATGCCACTCTATAGAGTGTCTGTTGGATATGCCCCTCGTCACCGAGGTGGGAAGGTAGCCGGTGTCTGCATCAATGCAGAGGCATCAAGTGATAATCACTTCGAGGTGTTTATCAATCCGGTGATTGATGATGGACTTCAAGCATTGGAGGTATTGGCACATGAACTTGTTCATGTAGTGGATAGAATGGAGAGTGGACACAAAGGTAGATTTGCTCGCTTAGCGAGACGAATTGGACTTGAGGGCAAGCTTACAGCTACTAATGCCGGTGAAGGCTTGACCTTACAGATACAGGATGTGCTTAGTCTCTTGGGAGACTATCCGCATGGCTCAATCGACATTGACTTTACGAAGAAACAATCCACTAGGATGCTGAAGGTATGCTGTGGTAGTTGTGACTTTCACTTTCGTACAAGTCGTAAGAACGTACTTATGCTAGACATGGATACTGCACCATGTCCTGCTTGTGAGCAGACTGATAGTCTGTTCGTTGTTTAAACGCAGTTTAACTGGAGATAGTTATGAATGTAGATATGATAATTAATATTGCTGAGAGTGCTAAAGCAATGTTTGGATTCCCTTGCACATTGGATGAACTCACTAGCGGTGAACGCAACATCCTCAAACGATTGGCTGTTGCCTATGGCAAACGTGCTAGTCAAATGTCCGATGTAGAACTCATCGAGTTGTATAACAATATCGACATCGCTGAGATCAAAAGTGATAACGATCACGACTCAACAGGTGATGAGCCTACTGATGGTGCGGTTGATGATGATGATGATGGTGGTGTTGATGCAGATGATGCCGGTGATGATGCTGACGATGATGCAGATGATGCAGATGGTGCAGGTGATGAGGTAGGAATGCCTGAGGTTCTCGAAGAGTATGAGCCTAAGAATGCTCTTGAAAAGGAGATCGTTGATATCATCAAAAAGGTTCATCCGACCTTGAGCGATGGCATGCATGATGGTGTTGATGAGGAGACAATCAAAAGATTGATTGATGAGCATGGCGGTGGCAAGACTACCATTGAGATCAAAAAGCCTACAGGCAAGGTCGAATTCGGTGAGCAGACAATGCATGAGAAGTTGCCACAGGTACTCAAAGCCTTGATACGTGGTGACAATGTGTTGCTTGTAGGTGGTGCAGGTAGTGGTAAGACCACGATGGCTACCCAGTTGACTGGCATGCTAGGCAAAGCCTTTGAGCAAGATGATTATCAATTCGGTATGTCCGGTGCTATGTTCCAAGCTTACGAGGTAAGAGGATACATGGATGCTAATGGCAACTACGTTGAGTCCTCATTCGTCAAATGCTTTCGTGATGGTGGCTTGTTCCTATTCGATGAGATCGATGGTTCAAATCCTCAAGCACTGGTGGCTCTGAATGCATCAATGGAGAATGATGTAGCTGACTTCCCATGTGGAGTGGTCGAGAAACACCCGAACTTCCGCTTGATAGCATGTGCCAATACATATGGCAGAGGTGCAGACAGGGAGTACGTTGGTAGGAATCAGCTAGATGGTGCAACCATTGACAGGTTCAAGCCGGTGATCAGCCTTGACTATGATGAGAAACTTGAGTTGCTTATCAGTCCTGATAGAAACTTCACAAAGATTGTGCAGAAACTACGTAAGGCAAAGGATGAAATGAAGATACGTTGTGTCATATCACCTAGAGCAAGCCTGAAAGGTGGACGTGCATTGCTTGATGGATGTGACATGGAGAGTGTGCTTAGTGAGTATGTGTTTGGTGGCTTGGACGAAGAGACTGTGAAGAGGATTCGTACCGAGGCTAAGGTATAACAGCGTTTAAACAAGGAGAAAATTATGGCTAGTTTTGTACAAAGTTTCGATTCTTTTGACCATGTGTTACGACATGTGACTGATGAATCAGTACCTGTGTGGAAGGGTATGAGAGCATCACAAGATGCACCTGATAATTGGAATGGCAATGTGTCTTTAGCTGATGCAGTAAAGCTTGCAGAATTTGGGTGGAAAGAAGGACGAGAGCGCATGTCAGATGAATTGGACATGGCTCACAATGCTACGTCCTTTGAGAGACTGCCCTCTTTTGACTATGATGTAGCCGGTTACATGCCTAACATCCCTCTGTATGTATCAGGTTGCCCATCACATATGATGTCACCTCTAGGCAATGAGTCGTCAATGGGCAGAGTGGTGGAGTTCAAGGTCAACTTGAGTACATCTGCAAATGTATCAGAGGAGACAATGATGCGAAGAGGTGCAAGCATACTCTCGCTGATAGACAAGCTTGAGGATGCAGGGATGTCATGTGCCATTACATTATGTGAATACACAAATGCATCAATAGGCAGTGGCAAATTCCTCATCGAGTTTCCTATCAAGAAGGCAGGTCAGCCATTGGACATAGACAGATGCGCTTATGCAATGGTACATCCATCCATGCTACGTAAGATATGCTTTGCATTGACAGAGACAGAGCCGAAGGCAGAGGGTGGTTGGTCAGGTGGTTATGGTAGACCGATTGAGTTGCCTTATCACATGAGGCATGGCTGTGTGTACTTCCCAACTACGAATGCGATGTCAAGTGGCAGAGACACGATGGAAGATCAGATGGCTAAGACTATAGAAATATATGAGCATCAAACGGAAGGCAAGGACTGGACAGGATTTGCATTGGAGGATAAGTAGTAGGGTATATGAATGTATATGAATATACCTACTACATATACAAGGAAAAAAATTATGAAATATAGTATTCAGGAACGTGTAAACATGGCTATTAAACTAGCCATTGAAGAAGAACAACCTAAACTTAAAGAGGGGCAGACTCTTAAGGTTGAGGTGTTACAAACAGACGAGGGTATGCAAGTCAATGTGTATCCTGTAGATAAAGAGGAGAAACAATAATGTTAAACATTATAGTAATAGTGGCAACTGCTATGGGAATAGTTGCATTTGGTGGTTTGGGTTATACCTATGGTATTCACGTGGCTTATGATGTCGGAGGGCTAGATGTTTATATGTTGTTTGCATCAGGTGTCGGACTAGGTGTGTGCTTGATTGGATTGTACAACGCTTTATTAGAGGCACATTATGACAGGGGGTAGCATGAGAATAGAGAATGACATAGACATAAGTGATCGAGAGGTCGAGGAAAAGATATACAAGCAAGCCTTGCAGAATCTGTACTCAGCACAAGACATGGTGTGCGAACTTCCTGAGTGTCAGAACGAACAGAACGTAATCGAACAGGCTATACATGCATTGGAATCGTATGGCGATAGGTTCTCTGATGATTGGTTGTCTGAAAACTTTCCCAGTGTGTAAACGTGATTAAACATTGCGTTGACATGAATATAATAACACTTACAATACATGAAGGAGATACATATGAGTAAGAAAGAAAAAGATTTCTTAAACAAAATTGCTGAGACTATAGGCTCAAGCGATGTTGGATTAGAAGAGAGTGTAGAAACATACGAAAGAATATGGGAGGCAACGAATCATTTCGTTAATCTTGTAGGCATGGAAGAGATATCCGAGAGGGGATATCATCCAAGCGGTGTGTGGTATGACATGTTCACTGCGTTCGTTTGCCACATGATGTTACGTACCGATAAGGAATTCGTAGCTGACATGGTAAAGGATGTGTCCGAGAGGCTTAACTGGTACGAAGAATGGAATCAGCACAGGACAGACACTGGACAGATGGAGGCATTGACTCCGCAACAGCTTAAAGAAAAGCAGGATGCAATGATTGAGCGTGTCGTTAATGAAGAAGTAATTCACTAAGGGGGTGACTATGAAACTAACTAAAGAAAATTTTAATAAAGTGTTTGATTATATTGATGATCAAGTTAATTCAACAAGCGGAGAGTTTGACGAAGAAACTAATATCGTTGATGCAGTACAAAGAACAGTAGAAACAATTAAGGAGTCCGAGTATGAGTGATACATACAACGTAATGCACATTGATGATGTGCCTAATGACGAAGGCATGTTCTTTGAAATAGTAGAGTACGATGAAAAGCCGGACTTAGAAACGATGCAGTCGTGGACTAAGAGCGGAACGATTGAGGTACTACACGTTGTCCATGATGGCAAGGAATGTCATGCGATCATAGATGAGAATGGTAAGTTTGATGGCTCAAATGAAATCAATAAGATGGCTAGTATCAAATGGTACAAGTGGCTTAAGAAGAACAAGCGTACTGCATTTGGTGACATGATTGTTGGCAAGTGTAGCGTATTAATTAACTTTGAACTGGAGTAAGTATGGAAAATGAAAACATCCCTGATGGGGAACTAACAATGACTGTTGAATTCAAGAACGATGGCGACATCTTATTGACTGCAAGAGATAGTTTAAACGATGAGACACTTGTGTTCCGCAAAGAACCTAACCTAGCGTTGCATAACATGGTGATGGATATGTTACGGAAGATGGGTGTGCAATTACTGGAGAGAAACCAATGACATTACCCTCACAAAATACAAATATAAATCTTAAAAAATTTGGTGATGTCATCGAAGGTGCATCAGGATTTTATTTGATATACAGATCAATTCATATAGGGGGTGACTATCAAGTATTCTTCTGTGCAAATTGTAGGTATACAAAATGTATTCAGTTTGAAGAAATGAAAAGCTTTCAATTCAAGCAGGATGCTATTCGTCACATTGAAGAGTTAGAAATATTTTACTTAAATTCTGAGCCACACATAACGAGCATGCATCAGTCAGGATTGTTGTCTGATGAAGAATACAAACAAAGAATCTCGGAGGTAGTCAATGAATCTTAAAGATGCTGAGAAGGTGTGGCGAGACAGTTGCCCTGATGAGGTCGATGGAGTTGTGGGCAAACGTAAGATGCCCAAGCGATGGTTGTTAAAACTAAAATTAAATAAAAAAAATAAGGAGAAAGTGTAATGGGTGCAGATGTATATATGGCGAAGGCATACGATGAAAGAATGGCAGAGCATAGGGTGTTGTTAGATGAGTTGGGTGATCATCCCTCACATGAACAGCTTGAACCCTTGTACGATAAGATATATGTACAGGGTGATGTGTATTACAGAGACTCGTACAACTCAGGTAGTGTGCTGTGGGCAATGGGTCTGTCATGGTGGACTGATGTGTTACCCATGCTAGATGATGAAGGAACTCTTAATAAAGAGGGCATAGAAACCTTTCTTGAACTGATTGAAGATAAACCTTTGTCGGTTAGTAGTGACTTCATAGAGCATATGCCTGATGAATGGGGACATGATGATGCTATGCAGTACCTGCAAAAAGAACAGGATTCATTAATAAGTTTCTTGAAGAAGGCACTAGAGACAGAGGATACATTGTCATGCAGTCTGTAAAGAAACCTATGGCATGGCGCATCAAACCGAAAGAAGTAACAGTTGATTTTACAACACCTGAACAGCACCAGATGAAGCAACAGCGTTTAAACAGTGCAAACCAATGGCTACACAGGTCTCTTGAATCCGATTGTCTTTGGGGTATCGTGATCGCAAAGCAAGTACACGATGCAATAGAAAATAAATAACAACGAGGGCGGATGAATTTAAATTACTACTATCTCCTCATCCGTCCTCACCTTATAGGAAAATTATGAATAAAGAAGAAACAAAACAACAGTTGAAAGACATAGAAGAATTGATGATACATGTGGACAAGCCACATAGGATTGAGGCACTGCATGCTATACACAAGCAGGTAGAACCTCTCAATTTTTGGACTGTCTTTCATAGATGGTGGAATACTATTGAGAATCCAAGCGACTATATAGATCACATCAATGACATGTTTGAGTACGATGAATGGGGATACAACTACGACATGTTGCAGGATCAGTCTCGTTTACACACACTAGAAGAAGTGGACAGGGATTTCTATGACAGTTTGCCTGATGAGTTCGCAGTGTTCAGGGGTTGTCATGGATTCAATGAGCAAGGGTGTTCGTGGTCTACTGATAGAAAGGTAGCTGAGAAGTTTGCGTTACGTATGGCAATAGATAAACAATACATATTGTTACAAGGCATGGTACGTAAGACAGACATCATCTGTGCCTACAACAACAGGCAAGAGAAAGAAATAGTTGTGCTACCTAAGAAGGTAATCATTGTAGGAAGAGAGCGTGCTAACGACCCCATACTTAGGGATGAGGAGTTCAAGAAGTTCAGTGACACATCGAATGTGTATCACATGGTGCAGACAGGTAGGTATAGGCAGACGATGAGCAAAGAGGACTTAAGGTCTATGGCTGAGAGCCACTGGATATTTGACATAACGAATCAAGGTGTTAATTGTGTCCGTAGGTATGTTATGTGGTTTGAAGAATTAATATCTCTTATAGCAAAGAATGATCTTGATACGTTCTCGCCTTTGTGGTTTACAAATGCACATGATAGGTACATCACAGGTAAGGACATACTTGAAGGCGACCCACGTGGTGTAGTCAAACAAGCAGAGCAATTAAAAGCATCACGGCAAAAGCTAAATGATATGGATGCTCTAGTAGATGAGATCAAAACGGCAGAGGATATATCTAAAACGAAACAACTAATGAATGGTTGCAAGCCTGCTACCAATGCAGAGTTAGACGACATCATAGACAGTGCTATGAGACAAGCAGAGGAAAACAATGCCAAGAAGAAATAAATCCCCATACTGGCTTGAACAAGCCATAGAATTACGCAAGCGTGGTGACTCGCTAACACAGATAGCG